CTTCAAACGGTTGTCTAGCTCATCATAATACTCATTGCTGTTTGGGTCAAACCCCTCAACTTGAATCAACTGTCGGTGGATTCCCCAGGCAGCATGGGTCATGGCGGTATCGCGGCCGTACCAGGGGTTGCGCTCGGCCCATTCCTCGACGCGAGGGTCAACTTCCTGCTGGACTTGTACCTGAGGCTGCTGTGCGGCCTGCTGGGCAGCGAGTTGCTGCTGCTGCGCCCACTGCTGCGCCTGCTGCTCGCGTTGCTGCGTGGCAACAGCGATCTGGTTTTGCTCCATGGTGAGCGATGCCAGGCGCTGCTGGGCCTCGGTTTCGGTGTCAATGTCACCTTCTTCACGGGCCTTGCGGATGATCTGCTTCAGAGCCACCACTTGCGTCTGCACGCGGCCGTTGGCCTCGCCCAGGCGCTCGGTGTCAGCGGTCATGAACTGCTGCTCGAGCTGCTGCGCACGGGCCTGGACGCTCTTGGCGTACTCCAGGGCTGCTTGCTCGCGACGCTGGGTCTCGCGCAGGCGCGCGGTCAGCTTGTCGATGCGTTTCTTGACGCCCTCGCTGTACTGGTCGAGCTCACCACCCTCACTGGCGTGCTGTGCAGGGGTCTCGACCTGGGGCGCTTGCGGTTTGTCCAGCACTTCAGCAGCGCCGTCCTCACCGATTGCGACGGTGGCAGGCTTTTCGTCCTCACCGATCTTAAATTCCAATTCATCATTCATACCATTGCTCCTTTACATGTGCAGAATGTCTTCGGGACTGTTTACGACAGCCAAAACTTCGTCGTCGTTCAACAAACGAATCTCACCGCCGTCGATTGGGATGCGAGCACCCGCATATCGTCCGAAGATGATCCAGTCACCCTCCTTGCACCACGGGCCGGCGGGAAATTTGCTCTCGTCGGCGTAGGCAAGATCGCCCATCTTCAAAACATAGCCACAGGTGGTGCCGAGCTGTGTCTTGCGCTGCGTTTCTTCGGCCAGGACGATGCCGCCCTTGGTCTTTTCCGCGCCGCGATAGGGCAGGATGGCAATGCGCCACCCGGTGGGTTTGGGGATGGTGTCGATGACGGCTTGGTCGAGCTTCTCAGGGTCAAACCCAAGCTCGGTGTAGGCGTCTTCAAGGGCGGGCGGCTTGTTGGCTGCCTCCTCGGCCCATTTACGCTCCAAGGCGGTCATGTTGATCTCAGGTATCACTGCGGTTTCCATGGGTTCTCCTTTCATTTGAGTAAATCGTCTGCGTCTTCCGTGACTTTTGAGAGTAACTCTTTCACGGAATCTTCAACCATTCTCAAACCCTCAAGGCGGCCCATCATGAAGCGATACCGCTCCATGTCAGTGATGGTTCCATTCAGGACAATCTGTTTTGACTGATCCTGGAGTTTCCTGATTTCCTTCAGAACTGCTTCTGCAAATTCAAGCATGGTGTTTTCCATGAAAAGCAGACGGCACAAGGCCCCGTCTGGTAGCACTCACTCACGAATCAGTATATCTTAACTGGGCGATTGCCATCTTTCTTTTTTACTTCCATGAATGGGCCTTGTACTCCCTTCGGAGTTTTCACTGCGCCGCCTTTGGCCATCTTTGTTTTGCCTGCCTTGTCGTATGCGATCGCAGCGGCCTGCTTCACGGCAGCAGCTTTGCTCTTTGGCTTGCTGGTACCGATCATTCCGTCCTTCTTGTAGTCGCGAACGATCTCTCCGATGTTGGAGCTGATCGTCTTTTTGCTGGAACCCTTTTTAAGCGGCATATTGGCCTCCTGGTTGTTGTGGCTGGTTAATCTTCGCCTGCTGCAACTGCAGTTTTTGCATGTTGAGCTGGTTGGTCTGCTGCGCTTTTTGCTGATCAAGGGCCAAGCGCTGCTGGTCGATGCCAATGCGAGCCTGGTCGGCCTGTGCACGCTGGGCAATCTCCTTCTCCTTGATCTGCACCAAGGGATCAGGGCCTTCGCCGCCAGCGAACTTGTCCTGCATGTCGCGAACTTCTTTCATGCCCATGGCGATGTTGATGGCGACCATGCCTTCTCGCTGGATTGCAGAGATCAAGTGGTCTGGATCGGTGCCGTACTGCTTGAACAGCTCGGCTTCCACGTCCTCTTCCGCGCGCAAGCGCACGTGATCCAAGATGTGCTTTTGCAACTCAGCCGCAGACATCGGATTGGCCTGCAGGATCGGTGACATGCCCATCATCAGGTGCGATGCAATGTGTGCGTCGTGCTGTTGGCCAGCAAAGGCCTTCAACTTCATGCCATTGAGCACATCGCTGTTCTCAGATGCAGGATCACGCGGCATGTTGGTGTTCTGCGGCAGCAGCACACCGTCAATATCGCGGATATTCAGGGCTGCGTACATGCGGTAGTAGGCCTCGTACATGTTGTGCATGTTCGGGGCGCTCTGTGCAAGCTGCAACTGCATCTGTGCGAGCTGAATGCGCTGTGCGGAGCTGAAGATGTTGGGGTCAGCCACCGGCTGCACCGACACCATGGAGTCAAAGTCCGCTTTCTTGATCCTACGGCTCGCGCCAGGCACGTCGTAGGGGTACTCGTCGGGCATGTACTGGCCAAAGCCCTCGAACAGCAGGCGGAACTCAAGCGTCTGCGCATAGTGCAGGCGTTTGTGGATGCTGGACATGACCATGGAGCCGCGCTCGAGCAGTGCCAGGGTCGTTCCGACCTGTGCGTACTGGTTGCCGTCGCCAACTTGCATGTCGGCGGTGCTGGAGAGGCGTTTGCCGGCGTCCACGAGGAAGCCAAGCAGCGCAAACAGCACCTGGCTGGGCTCTTTGTACGGCAGAGGCATCAAAGAGGCTGAAAGCTCTGCGCCACCCGCGTCAATATCGCGCCATTCGCCCGGTTGGATGGGGTCAGAGTCGTCCGCAATGCGCGCGCCCTTGGCTTTGAAGCCTGCGGGCAGGTTGGCGAGCGTGCCAGCGTCAATCAGCTGGCGCAAGGCGCTCGTGGCGGCCTTGCCGAGGCCTCCGATGAGGTGCACAAAGCCCAAACCGTAGGCACCAGGGCCCTCAACGAGCACGTAGTGCACGAAATAATTGCGGCGGGTGCACTTTTCGTCGTTTTCTTTCCAGTTCCGACGAATTCCGACAACTTTGAGCGTGTCTTCAGCCAGGGTGACGACGTATGGACGCTTGATTCCGGTCAAATTGCCGTCTTCGTCCTTGTCTTCAAAGCCTTTGAGGTCCAAATCGACCAATTGCTCAAGCAAAAACACCTCGCCAACGTCGTCAGTGGGCTGAATACCGGTGATTTTGTCGACTGCTTCTTGAATTTGGCTCGCATCAGCAGGTGTAGCGTAGGTATCCAAGAAAATATCGAGGTACTCGCCGGCCAAAGCACGCTTGCGGTACTCGTTTGAGTCCATCGCGATGCGATGAGTCAGGCGTGGGCACTGGGAAACGACGCTCGAGCCGTTGTACGGGATGAAAACATCGTCTGCCAGGCACAGTTTTGACACCATGCGGCCCAATTGGTAGTCGTAGTAGACCTTCTTGAAGGTCGAACCACCGTAGCCAGTGTAGAAAAGCTGCTGATCGAACTCAGGTGTGTACTCTTCCATCACCGTGGTGATCTGGTAGTTCATGAAGTCCTGCACGCGACCGGCCTGCTGGAACTTCTCCACCGTCTCTTTGCCCATGATCTGGCTGCGAACAGGACCGCCAGCAGGCATCAGCTCCTTGAAAGCCTGTGCCTGGAACTGGATGATGGCCTCAGTAAGCATCGGATGGGTTGCACCAGTGGCACCACGGAAGGGTTTGGTGCGCTCTTCCATGCGGAAACCCAAGAGCTCCAGGCCCTTGGCATACATCTGCTCCCATTCAGAGCGAGAACCCTTGTCGGCCTCGAACAAACTGGCCACTTCAATGCCAATTTGGGCCAAGACATCAGGCTCAATGACCGATGCCAGGTTGCTGTAGAAGTCGACTTCTTCGGCTTCCTGCTCGCCCATCTCCACAGTCGCGCCACCATCGTCTTCAATGATGACTTCAATGTCTGTTTGAGGCTCTGGAATGCCGCCACCACCTATCACTACTTCGAGTGAAGGCATGCGGTTGAGTGCTTTTTCGATTGCCATGTGTGTTCCTTGTGATTACCTTGGCGAAGAGCCCAGGGCCGATTTGTATGCCTGCAGCACGGGCGTCAAAAGCTCGTCCTTTTCCTCAATTGCCACGGGCTTGAGGTAGTCTTGCAAGAAATCAAGGATGGCTGTGTCGTACTTCTCCGCAGGCACATTACCCGTTGCACGGCCGTTGCCTTTAATTTGAGTGACCACAGGGGAATTTTCATCCAGCATTTTGACTTCAATTGTGTTGACAG